ATCATGAATACGCAAAAAATATTCACGAACTTGCTTCTGAATAACCTCGTCTTGGTTCTCCAGTTCTGTTTTTAAAATTGTTGTGATAGCATGGATGGACGGGTGTCTACCATATCGATCCCGATAATCCATAATCTTTTGCAAAAATGTACGCAGATAATCAAGCTCTATAAACTGTGGGTTTAGAACTTCGGTAATCTGATCAGCGAAAGACCGATCTTCATAAATTAGTTGAACAAGCCCTTCTTGGAAGGATTTACCGTACCTTCCGAAACTTGCTTCTGGTGTTTTCATTAATGCCCTCGCGTATAATAATTATAACTCTTCTTGGCCAAATGTCAAGCCAAAAGACGCTACTTTTTAGCTCTTGACGGAGCCTTTCTCGCTTACAATTCGGTTTAAGTTGGTGCGTAGATCTTCCCAGTTTAATTCACCAAAGCCATCATCCCGCATCATACCCAAGATTTCTGTACGATTAAGATCGAACTCAAAGTTTTCTACAGCTTCCTTCACAATTGCCTTAGAATTAATAGACATTTGGGGAGAATATAGCTGCATCATCTTATAATTGTGTTGGATGAGATCGCGATTGTCGGCCACATTGCTGTAAAACTTTAGGCTACTATCCTCTAGTTTTTCTTCACAATGTTCGATTACGCGATCAATAGTGTGGGTATTTGCCTCAGCCAAGAAACCCAGGCGCTTTGCTACGGTCGCAAAACCCGCACCCTTGATACCGGGGAGATTATCTGACGCATCGCCAATAATAGCCCTCGCTAGCGCCATGTTGGTTGGGTGAACGCCGGTTTGTTCAACAATGCGGTTTGTGTTCAGAATCTCATCTTTAGTTGGACGCCACAACACCGTTTCTTCGTCGCACAACTGCATAAAATCTCTATCATTTGAAACAATAATTTTCTGCCAGCCATCATAGTGCGACAAACTTGTCACATAAGATATAACATCATCTGCTTCAATCTCTGGCAACATAAACTGGATTACTGGCATATTGTTTAGATATTCAATGGCGCGCGTTTGCTGCCAGATTTTGTTCTGCAACTCTTCATCATCGGTAAGATTGTGGAAGGCACGATTCAAACGAATAGGTTTGCGTCCTGCCTTATAGTTCTTGTCCATAATCTTGCGCTTGGCGGACCCATTAGGCCCATCCCAAACAACCATAATCTGGTCTGGTTTTGTCATTCTCACAAGCTTTTGAAGAATCTTAACAAAGCCCTTTAAGCCACCGATAGGCTGACCGTTAGTGGATATGCTGGGATCCACAATGTATGCTCGCAGATATGCGTTTAGCGCATCAACTATTAATAATCTTTTCATTTGATCTCCACCAATCGGGTATTTCTGTTTTCCAAGTAGCAAAACTGGATTTTTCGCCGCGGTAGTAGGCGCGGTAGGCTGTGATTGCGTTGTCATTTCTGTATTCCTGTGGCATCGCCTGTGCAAAAGGCGTAAGCTGTTGTTTGTTAAATTTTATATCTAGACGGGCACAATGGTCGATGACCTTTAGACATTTGTGTGTTTTACCATAACGTTTCGTATATTCATTACACAGCGCATAGCCATATATCAAGAGCCAATCCCAGTTATCGCGGGATTCTCCAGCCCACACGGTACAGGGATGGTGTTTGTGTGTAGCGCGATACGGCACTTCGTGACTATGGTGCGCGGCGACAGTACAAAGCATTTGGGCAGTCTCCACGATCATCTTAACAACGTGCTTATCGCAAGCCATCTGAGCTGCGATTTCTGGGTCTTTGTCTAATACAAAGATGTTCATTTACTTAAAACCTCTATTTCATCTCTAAATTTATCTAAAATATGTTGGGTGCCAGTCGCAATGCACCACATTGTATCAAACACGCCACTTTCTCTCGTTTCGGTGATGAAACCTAAATATTCCTCGCCGGCAAAGAACGCATCGTTTGGATAACGCACTCGAACCAAATCGCCCACTTTTAAAATCATAGTTTATAGCTCCCTGCTATTTTATCGTCAATGGTATAAATGACACGTTTTACCCCTACGTGTCGAAGGGCTGACTCACACATCGGACAAGGTTTTGACATTTTGAAGTCTCCTTTTTTACCAATGCGAGCCACATAAACATCTGCTCCTTCGGTTTTATTTCGACCCACACCTAGTATACTACCTAGTTCTGCGTGAACCGTAGAGTGCCCAGGTTGTATATCACATTTGCGAAATCGTTTCCCAAAAGAGCAAAAGTTGCTTTTATTCTCGGATACATTAATCACAGACGATCCGCGCGCCAGGACTGCCCCGTGCCTGGGTCCGTCAAAAGTTGACTGGTGGGCAACCCGGCGCGCCAATTCCAAATGGCGCTTAATGCGGCCCTTATATTTATGGAATTTTTGGGCATCAGTAGAATACCGGTACTCAGCGCCTAGCTCAGACAAAAATGCCTCCCAACATTTATATTATACAAAATCTGGGAGGCTTTGTCAAGTAGTTTTTTTAACGACGATGGCGACGATGGCGACGATGGCGATGTGCCGGGTGAGGCGGTGGGCTGTGGGTGCCCTTTGTAAATCTGATGTAAAGACGCGGGTGTTTTTTCAACAGACCGGGAATGACATAACCAAGTTCCCAATGTGCCTTTACCCAGTGGCCATTTCTCCAACCACCTTCAACCCATACCCATGCCCTGACACTCTGAGTGTGAACGCCTGCCTTAGCGGGCGGTGGTGCGTGGCGATGTTGAGCGCTGGCAGTGCAACTGGACATCAGCATCCCAAATATTGCGATTGTTAATAGTTTCATTATAATCTCCTAATTTTTTAATGGAACGGTAAGATCTTCTGGATCAGCGTAGAAATCTTGTGCATCACCTTCGCGACGATCAAATTTCTGCACTATCTCCTCATCCATTAGACGAACAACATTAGCTTTAAATTCATCGTCAGAGGTGATTAAATCATTCCACTTGGATGGTTGGAACTTTTTGGTATATCCTCCCGGCATTGTCAAAGTATACCATGCTCCCGCACTCGTAAGACACGGCGAGCCTTTAACAGCATCAAACCAGCTTTCTTCATCACGAATACCAATATCGTTGGTGCCCCACATAATGCGGAAGGCACACGACCGGCCCTGTGTGCCGAAGCGCGACTTTTCGAGTCGTACTTTAACTTCGGACCCAATGCGAAATCCCTTTTCATCCTCAATGAATGAAGCCTTCGCCTTGCGCCCTGTGAGCCAAATACGCAGCGAATACGCATAGTGCATAGCCTTACCACCGGGGGTGATATAAGGCGTAGTCATCGCGATAATACGTGCGTTTGGCCCGTGGGGGATATTGGTCTTTAACTGATTAAGAACCAAGAAGGTTGCACGCTTATCAGCAATAGGAATAACCAGCTTGGACATTCCCTTAGCGAGGATCCTTGCCTTCATCGCCATCGATGATTGAGGATTGAAATCACCCTCTACATCAGACACCGATGGAGTGAATGCCAAGGAATCCCAGATAAACAGCATTTGCTCGTCAGTGGCCCCCAGAAGCTCCTCAATCGTTTCTAGCACAAACTCGACCGAGGATGCCTGGACATACATAAGACGCTCCAGATCGCATCCTGCGCGCTCTATGAAGGAAGGATCGATAGCCGACTCTGAATCAAAGTAAACTACCATCATTCCCATCTTTTGTGCGTTTGCGGCGATTTGGACGGCCATATAAGACTTTCCGGTTGATTCAAGTCCTGCGATTTCTGTAACTTTACCTACAGGAATCCCCGAAACTCTTCCTTTGCTAATGATGCTGTCCAACCAGCGAGAGCCAGTGGGAATCCATTCTTTGACCTCTGTCGGGTTTTCGCCTGTAAGGTCATGTGCGACAGTAACGCCGGCTTTCTTATTTACAAGACTCATTAAGTCTTGCATCGAAACCTTTCCAGGTTTAGTTTTGGCTTTTCGCGCCATTCTGCTCTCCTATATAAAAAATGTGGCAGACTATTTGTTCCCGGTCTGCCATCGGTATTCCACAAGCCTAATTATTCTAGGACATCAGTTCGTCAAACGCCTTATCAACATCATTGGTCGATTTTGCGGAGTACTGCACTGTCTCAGACGAACGACTTTCGGCAGAACCATCGCCAGAAAGCTGCTCATCTAGAATAGCGCCGACTTGCTCGGGCGTCAAGCGTTCGAATAGAGATTCGAACTCAGGGATGCGGTCTAGGAGGGCAGGTATAGATTCCGCATCTTCGAGCAGTGGGGATGTGTGTCGACGCATCTTTAGACTCGTTTGTGGAAATGCACCAGGCTTGTTGGGCTTGGTGTAAGTTAGGGCGATATCAGTGCCTTCGTGAGCATCAGTGATATCACCATATTCGGGATCAAGGATATAACCCAAAAGAAGCTCGTAAGCTTTCTTTCCATATCCATAAACCTTAACGCCTTCGTCTTCACGACCGCGAACTACCACGGGCGAGAAATAACGTTGGCGAACGAAGAGAGACTTAGCAAGATTCTTGCTGTCTTCGTCGTTGTTGGAGGTTCCTTCGCGCCATAAAGCGGAAGCAAACTCGCAGATAGGACACGCTTCGCCGTAATTGCGTTTCGGGCAAAGAACACCGCCGCGATGCTCGCCCACATTATAGTGGAAAGACATCTCCTTGAGGGGGTCCCCGTCGTTTGTTGGAACGATACGAATGTCCGTATCGCCCTCGTCTGGCTTAAACCAGACAGATGGAGTATTATCTCCGTTTCCTTCTCCACGAAGGGATGCAAGCTTTCGTCGCATCAGTTCCATATCAATTGCCATTTTTGTTGTCTCCTTGTTGACTTATAGAATATCAAGCGTTCCTTGATATCTTATTGTGGCACACTTGACGTAGCTTGTCAAGCGTATTGTTGTACTACGTTAGTAAGGGCAACGCAGAACCCAAAATCTTCATATTCAGTCTCGTAAATTGCATACGAGATCTTACGGAAAGCATTCCTTGGTTTTTGTTTGAGCAAATCGACCAATCTTTTGTGAAGCCCTCCATCGGTCTCTAGCTTTTCCTTGTTTATACACATATAATAACATATGTCTCGATCCATGTCAAGCTCAAAAAGCCACTTTTCTTCTAAAGTTTTCATATTGAGCAAACCGATGGTTCTAATACGGCAAATATCGAGTGGTTTGGATACCATCCCAATCTCGGGCTCGTTATGTTCAAAAAAGTTTAAATAGTGAATTGTAGAAAAAATAGAGTCATTGAGAGTGTCATAATATTTCTTAATTGGGACGCTTCCAAGGTGATTTTCGAGCAATTCGTTGCTGATGACCGTAAGGGACTTCAACAATCCAGATCTCGCATATTCTTGCAACACACTAAAAACTACTTTATCCACCAATTTCGGAATTCCGGTCAAAAGCTCTGAATCAGGTTTAATATAGAAAACTTCAATTTGCTTATTTTTAAGTTGTTCTAAAATTCCAAGAGAATAATTTGAACTCATTGAAGAGCCAACTATAAAAACTTGAACTCTGTCAGTAATCTCTGAAAAGAATTTTTTTAAATCAGGTATATTGTTTTCATATTCTTCGGGGCGCTCAAAAGACTTAATCTTACGTTTATATTTCGTATGTCGCTCAACTTTGTCGTTGAGTTGATATACTTTATAATTTTTAATAGGAACAAACTTCTGTGCAATGCTTGCCGCGGCATTCCCTACTCCTACGATAGAAATCATAGACCCAACTCAAATAACTCAAAATAGTTTCTGCCAGCTTTCATGGTAGCGAGATACCCGTCTTCAAACGCAGCTTTAACATCCATTATAATATCCCTGTCCTCATCACTAAAGTCTATCACAATCTCATCATGAAGTATATGGGAAACGAAAGATTTTCTATCTTCCAACATTTTGTCTATAATAACGGCTTTCGACAACACTCTGTCTGCCGTTGTGCTCTGAATCAAATAATTAAGTGCCCTAAAATCATCCACCGCAATCTTGCGTTGATATGGTGTAATAATATATTCGCCATCATACCACTCGTCAAGTACTTTAGCTTTATTATAAATCTCGCCCAAATCAGGATCTTCTAGGGAATTATACAACCATCCAAAAAACTCCACTTTTGCTTCGTCGCGAGTTAAAGTGTTCGCAAACACATTCCTGACGTTCCAATCGTGAATGTCGTGATTTGGCTGTTCTTGTCCAGCAAGTTCCAAGAACGTGCGGACTTCAGCGCCGTTATAATCTAATGCCACAAAAAGGTCGTTATTAGGCTTCAGGAGCTTCCTAAACTCCTTCTTAAGCGTGAGTATAGGAAAGGAACCAGGACGTGTTGTGAGACGCCCTGTGACCGTACCAAAGAGGTTATAGTCAATGTAGTG